TGATACCAACTGTTGAGGCAGAAATTGAACAAGAAAAAACAGACGCATCAACAGGAAAACAAAAACTAAAAGACTTAGGTTTAAATGACGCTGAAATAAAAGCGTTGATAGGAGTATAATAAATGGCTTTATCAAAAATAAATAGAACTTCCTTAGATACAGGAATTGATGACAATTCAGATGCAACAGCTATTACAATAGATAGTTCAGAAAGAATTTTGATGCCAAATCAACCATCTTTTTTAGCTACATCTGATACAACAAAAACTATAACAAGTGGTAATACATTAAGTTATGATACGACTGCTGGTGGTGGTCATAATATTGGAAGTCATTATAGTACAAGTACATATAAATTTACTGCACCTGTAAATGGTGTTTATTTTTTTACTTACTCATGTAGACCTGTTGATACTTCTACTGCTGGAATAGCAGATTTAATAGTTAATGATGCTATAAATGATATTTATGCAAGATTAGAATTTGATAGCTCAGATGACGTTCATCAACAAGAACAAACATCAATAATAAATTTATCTGCAAACGATACTGTTAAGGTTTACATAAGAAGTGGCAGCATAAAAATTGATAATGATAAATATTACGGACACTTTGGTGGTCATTTATTGGGATAAGGAGGTAAAATAATATGGCAATACACAATATAAATTTAACAGAAGCAGAAGAAAAAAGTTTATCTTATGTTACTGCAAACACTTTAGGCTGGATTGAAAACGCAGCTAAAGAAAGAGCAAGAATTGCTAAAGAAAAAATAATATCAATTCTTTTAGCACATTGTAACGCTAACAATATTTCATTAGCGACTGGCGAAAATGCACAAGTTCAACAAGCATTTGATTTAGGCATAGTAAAAACAGCCGAACAAAGAAATGCTGAAATTGATGAACATGCAGATAACGGAGTATAATAAATGGCATATTTAGGTAGAGGAATAGAAAACTTATCAGACAGAGTTGTTTTAGATGCTTTGACTGCTAGTGCTACTGCTAGTTATACCTTACAATTAAATTCAGTTAATTTTGTACCAAGTAGTGCATCATCACTTACAGTTAGTTTGAATGGAGTAATCCAAAAACCAGATAGTTCTTATACTGTATCTGGCTCAACGCTTACATTCTCTAGTGCTTTAACTTCGTCTGATAGCATAGACTTTATTATTGCTGAAAGAGGAATTACTTTACAAACTCCTAGTGCTGGTTCAGTTAATACAGATCAGTTAGCGGCAACTGCTGTTACAAATGCTAAGATTGCAAATAGCACAATAGATGTTGCTAAAGTAGCAGACAGTTTAAAAATGAAACCTATTTTTAAAGCTTATAAAAGTGCTAATACAAATTTATCAAGTGCTGTTTCAACAATAGTTGTTTACAATGGAATTTTATATAATCCTCAAAGTGCGTATGATGCTTCAACAGGAAAATTTACAGTTCCAAGTGGTGGTGCTGGATTTTATTTTATAGATATTTGTAATAGAGTAACTGGTTCATCTGGTTTATCTTTTGTATCTGCAACTACTGGTCTTGTAGTAAATGGAAGTAATGAAGATTATTTTTCTCACAGCTATACAAATAGTACCTCAACAGGAAATTTTAATAATGATCAAATAGGTCTTACTACAATAAGAGAATTAGCTGTTGGTGATGAAGTTCAAGGTAGAATTAATTTAACTGTAACTGGCGGAACACCAATATTAGTAGGTTCTTCCGCACCTTCTGGTGGAGCTGTTACAAGATTTTCAATGTTTAGATTAATAGGAGTTTAACAATATGTCGATAATTAAAATAGCAGATTTAGGAATTTCATCAGGTGTAGCAACACCAGCATTTGAAGCAACTTTATCAGCAGACACAACTATTTCAGATGTAACAGTAACATTAGTTCCATTTGATAATGTAGTTTTTGATACAGATAGTTGTTATTCAACAAGTACATATAAGTTTACGCCAAACGTAGCTGGAAAGTATTATGTGTATTGCTCTGTGATGGCAGATGCAATAGGTGGCACAGATTTAAGAAGAACATCAGCAAGAATTTATAAAAATGATGCACACTATAAATCAGTTCAATGGTTACAAGATAGCAATAGAGCAAGACAACAAAATCCATACGTTGTAGCAAACATTGATATGAATGGAACAACAGACAATTTATCAATATATGCGTATCTTGATGATAATAGCGGTTCACCAAAACTTGAAAGTGGAGTTAAAGGTAATTCGTTTGGTGCATACAGAATTATAGGAGCATAAAATTTAAGGAGGTAAATATATGGCAAGTCTATCAAGTAAAATAAAAGAATACGCAAAAGCAAATGGCGTAGCGTCAGTAGATTTTATGTCTGATGTAATGTTACAAGACGACAGTAATGGTCAAGGTGCATACATTAAAGAATGGAATTTAGATATAGATCAACCAACAGATGAGCAATTAGAGCTTTATGAAACTGTTGCTGATACTGCTGAAAGCAATGCTAATGTAGATGCTGCAAGAAGAGCTGCTTATGGTTCATGGAACGAACAACTAGATGAAATCTACCATGACATAGATGCTTGGAAAGCTAGAATAGAAAAAGTCAAATCTGATAATCCTAAAGGCTAATGAAGTATGTTCTGATACTGTATGTTTGTAGCTTCATAAACGCTACAAATCCAAACTGTACAGACAGCCACGTCATACCTTTAGAATTTCAAAAATATTCAGACTGTATTCTTCAAGGATATAAGTCAGCTCACAATACTCTTATATCATCATACCTTACTAGAATAGATGATGAAAAACTTGCAATCAAATTTCAATGCAGAGAGGTAGGAAAAAATGCCTAGAAAAAAGAAAGCAGATGAGTTGGTACAAACATCACTAGGTCATAGAATATCTAAGCATGAAGCTATCTGTGCTGAGAGAATGAAAACATTATTCAAAGCAATAGATGAAATGCGTAAAGACATAAAAGAATTAAGGCAAGATATGAACAAGGGAAAGGGAGCTGTAAATCTATTAATAATTTTAGCAGGATTGATTGCAGCTATTGTTGGTTTTTTTAAATGGAATGGGTAGAAGAAAGACAGCAGTTAAGGGACTTATCAATGAGCTTGCAGCTCAACTTGATTTTGCCAAAGACCCAAACATCCTTGTATTTACACCCCTTGGAGGACTTGGACCAATAGATATTGTTACTTTAAATATGACTACAGGTGAGTATACTGCTTATGATGTCAAAACTAAAAATTATAGAAAGCAAGATTACAAAGCTAAAGATGGCTACACAAGAAATAGTACAGGTAGCCTTATTAATAGAAATGCAACCAAAGAACAAAAGAAACTAAAGGTAAAAATTATTTATGCAGCTCTCTA